CCGCCCGAATACCTCTGGCCGGGCATTCTGACGTATGGGACGCTGTGCGGCCTGTCGGCATTGACTGGCGCGGGCAAGACCGCATTTTGCCTCGCGCTTTCAATCGCGGTGGCGCGTGGCGACACCCTGGGGAACTTGCCAGTAAAACGAGGAAACGTCGTTTTTCTATGCGGGGAGAACCCCTTGGATGTCAGGATGCGCTGTTTGATGATATGCAAGGCGCACGGCATCGACCCGGCGAGCCTGAATATTTATTTTTACAATGGGTCTTTTGACATTGAGCAGTCGCATGACATGCTGGCCGAATATATCGAGGGAATTGGCGGCTGTTCTTTGCTTATTGTTGACACGCTGATTGCTTATTTCGTCGGGGATGATGACAATTCCAACGTGCAGATGGCCCAATATGCGCGCGATGCCTTGAGACCGTTGACGCAGTGTAGCGGCAACCCCGTTGTGCTGGTCCCGGCGCACCCCCCGAAACACGCGAAAGAAAAAGAAGAAATGGTTCCGCGTGGCGGCGGCGCATTCTTGAATGAGTTGGACGCCAACTATTGCGTTGTGAACAATGGCGAAGGCTTGCTGCAGTTTCACTGGGCGGGGAAGATCAGGGGCGGCGACTTTGACCCAGTTGACTTCATACTGGAAGACCTGCAGCACCCCGACATTCTGGACAGCGACGGCAACATGTTGCGTAGTGTAAGCGCCCGTGCGGCCACGGATGATGAAGTTAGGAAGCGAGTCCGCGCCAAGATGGATGATGAAGACGATCTGTTGCTGGCCTTGTCGGACCACGGCTATATTGGCGCGCTGGAACTGGCCGAAGCATTGTCATGGTACGGGAAAACCGGCGCGGGCGACACCAAGCGAGTTGGCACCGTTGCCGCGCGGCTGGCAGGCCAGAAGATGATAAAATATGTGCGGAATCGCTGGGAACTAACGCCCCAAGGCGAAAAAGAGGCAGACAAGATCGCCGGGGACCGCACCCAGGCGGCAGAATTTAACAAAAGGATGAAAACACAATGACCCACAAAGACAACGCGCCAGTGAGCGAGCCGATCCGGCTGTCAGTATTGCAAGAGGCGGGCAACCTGATCGCAGGCGACAGAGAAAGCCAATATGGCGACCCGCTCGACCACTTCACGGAAGTCGCCGCCGTCTGGTCTGTTTTGTTAGGCGTAACGATCAAGCCTGCACAGGTCGCATTGCTGATGGCCGCGTTAAAGCTGGTGCGGCTGGCAGAAGACCCGCTGCATAGAGACAGCGCCGTTGACCTGTCTGGCTATGCCGCCTTGGCGCATGAAGTCGCGCGCCGATCCGCAGAACGATAGAGATATAATCGGCTGGCGGCGCGTTATTTTTAGAAAGGAGTCTCTTCTTCGTTCCCGCGCTGTCAGTCGATTATTTTTACTTTTTTTGAATTTAGGGGTTTACATTATGATAATGTGCCCCTATATTAAAATGGTAAACACAAACAAAGGAACGAGCAATGACTTCATTTTTTAACGCCAACACAAAGGAGAATGGCATGGCTAAGATTCCCCACACAGTTGCAGTCTTGGGCGAGCAGGTCACGACGATAGGAAAATTTGGCAACCTTGGCATAGGCTACTTAGTAGACGGCGTTGTTTACAAAACAACTGGCTCATTTTGGGCGATTGACGCGCGAAAAGACGTATTCCCAATGGTTTCATATATCCAAGATGGCGGGCAAGAATATCTTGAAGCTGCCAGAGCCTAACACCAAAGGGGGCGCAAGCCCCCACACCACCAACCAAAAGGAACATCCAATGACCACCACAAACTACATCATCCTCAACAACTATCGCAACCAGCACCACATGTATGCAGGCCACACTGGTTCAATGTCGAACCTGGTCGCATACATAAACTGCAATGACCGGGGTCAGTGGTACGCTCAACGCGCCCACGGCGAAGGCTTTAAGGTCGAACTGGATGGCCCGGCTGTTTTTATGAGCCGCGCCGACGTTATGAGCGAAAGCAAGGTTGCGGCTGCGTTGGGGATCGACCAATGACTGAAAACCGTGGCGGCTATCGCCCCGGCGCAGGCCGCAAGCCAAAAGGAAAACAGGCGGGCAAGAAAGTGTCGGTATACTTGACCGCTGACCTGATTGACGCCCTGCGCGACCAATACCCCGAACTGACAACGCCAGCAGCGGCCCGGCGGGTCATTACTGACAAACTAGGAAAGAAATGATGAGCGAAATAAAATTGCGGATTATATCTCTTGGCGCTGGCGTCCAATCTTCAGTTATGGCGTTGATGGCCGCTAAAGGAGAAATAGGGCCGAAGCCAGACGCTATGATCTTTTCTGACACGCAGTGGGAGCCGCAAGGGGTTTACGACCATCTTAATTGGCTGGAAGCCGAAGTCACTAGGCTAACCAATGGACAAATTCCTACATACCGCGTAACGGCGGGCAACATCCGGGAAGACGCCATCGCAGGAACAAATACAACAGGGCAAAGGTTCGCCTCAATTCCCGTCTTTACTGAAAACGGCGGGATAGCTCGCCGCCAGTGTACGAAAGAATACAAGGTTGAGCCGGTGCGGAAGAAGGTCCGAGATTTGCTAGGAGTAGCAAAGGGCAAGCGCGTTCCAAAGGGCGTCACTGTCGAACAATGGATCGGCATAACCACAGACGAAGCCCAGCGCATGAAACCATCACGCGACAAGTGGTGCATCAATCGCTGGCCGCTGATCGAAGAAGGCATGAGCCGTCACGATTGTCTGCAATGGTTCAGTCGCGCCTATCCCGGCAGGACGCTAACCAAATCTTCGTGCATCGGTTGCCCGTTCCACAATAATGCAGCGTGGCGCGAAATGAAACTGAACGACCCTGACTCTTGGAATGACGCGGTGGAATTTGATAGAAAAATGCGCGAGGGGAAGAAGGGGAAGCTGGACAACGCAGCTTATCTGCACCGTTCGCTTCAACCGTTAGACGAAGTGGATTTGCGTAACCTTGAAGACATGGGGCAGGGGGTTCTGGAGTTTGGAGAAGAATGTGAAGGAATGTGCGGCGTGTAGAGCACGGGGAGCCGCCCCACTAAAGCCAATTTATTTTGTCAAAGTCAGGCTTCAATCGGCGCTTGAACCAGTGCCGAGCATATATTAACTGGCCTGCCAGGGTGCATAAAACACCCAGAAGCAGGCCAGCAAAAAAAGACATTATTCAGATTCTTGTGTCGACCGGCGAGCGGCTGCAAGGCCAGTATTGACCCGGCGCGTTGCTTCGCTATCACCTGATGCATCGCCAAAGGTAGCGCCCAGCAACGAAAAGCCCTGTTTCCTACCAAAGTCGCCCTCGATAGACCGACCAGACACCACTTTGATTGAACACGTTTCAGTCGGGTTGCCAGCAGCATCAATGCCACGGGTGCATTGTTCGTCGTGGTAATCTTCCAGCTTCAAGACTTCCTTGGTCATGTTGCCGTTGGCGTCAGTCTTCTTGTGCATATATGTCAGCGGTACACGAGCGCACGACCGCTCTCCATCTAGCGACACGCTGGGCATAGGGAAGCTGCCGCAGGCTTTGCCACTAAACCCCACGCGGAACAAACCGCTTTGCTGCTCAAAGTAGATTGAGTTCTTGTCGCCAGCAAAAGCATCGTCAGTCAATGCTGTCAGAAACAGGGCCACCGCCCCCATGATCGTCAGTGTAAGTCGCATCACAAATTCTCCGTTCTGTTATCTTCGCCACGATTGCCGCTTGGCTGGTTGTCACCATCCCCAGGGCGTAGATCGTCCGTTCGTGGTTGCATTCTAGGCCACCGAGGCCAGCGCACCCATTTAGGCCAAGCAGACCAGCGAGGCCAATTGCTCCAACTCGACATATCACTTGGACTCTTTCAAGATAATAGCCACAAACGCCAGCACGCCAGTAATAGCGCCAACGTAAATGTCAAACTCGTCCTGCGTCATGCCGAACAACAGTCCCAAGCCAGCAAGACCCGCCCACGTTGACGGCTCTTTTAGTCGTTCAATCAAGGTTTTCATCTTTCTTACCCTTTCTTGTGTAGATACGCTTTTTATTCGGAATCTTCCTCTGTCGAAAAAGAGGCGATTGTAGCGTCAAAGCGGAAATAGAACGCCGTCGCGATGGTTTCAATGATTTCGTCGAATTCTTCTTTTGTAGCCCGCCTTTTTTCTTTCCTGTACTCATCCAGATAGACCACTTCCCCCATTAGTAACTCCAAATCGTCTTTTCTGGCCTGTCCATGCCCAGATGGATAAACCGCCCTTCATAACGCCCCTTTTGATTGACGCCAAGGCGCGTGAAGCCTCTCCTGTGGGCAGAAAGCAGTAGGTCTAGGGCATCGCCCCACTTTACCTGTATATCCGCTGCACGGCCCGTTAAATGGCCGCTGGTGGCACTACCGCCAACCGCCTTGTTGTGTGCCTCGCAACGATGGCCGCTAGTTACTAGCATGGGCCTGCCATACGCATCGCGCAGCGATTGAAGGGAATCCATAAATTGAACGTCCACAAAGGATTCGCACTGGCCACAGCGACAAAGCATCTCTTTTGGCGTGAACGACGCCCAACGCCACGCAACAAAACCGCCGTCAGAAATCCTTATTTTGTCCAGCTCACCCATGACTTGGACGCCCCTTTCTTTTTGTCTTCGAGGTAAATAGGCATCTGATGAGTTATGCCGCGCTCAGGGTGAGTAATCCACAATGCCTGCGCGGGCACCTCATACGAGAAATTGCCCTGGAAAGCGTATTCGTCATATCCCTTCAGCGAGCCATTGACGATCAGGTTGGGAAGTTGCATCAGCGTGTGGAAGTGCCCAACAATCATGGTCTGAAACGGCATGTCAATTGCCGCGTTGCGCGATGCCTTCTTATGTCGCCCTCGTGTGATAGGGCCAAGCGGCCCAATCATGCCGTCACCGCCTCTGAACTGGTCGCCGTGTGACAATAGATATTCGTGATCGTATATCTTGAACAGGCAGTCGGAACCTTCCGCAACATTAAACTGAACCCGGTTATCCCCTGAAAAGTGCTTTTCCAGAAGGCAATAGACCAGCCAGTCGAAGTTGGTGGCGTTGCGTTCTTTTGCCTGAACCTTTTTTGTATTCCTGCCGTGGTTGCCGGTGACGCACGGCACATAAACCCGCCCAAACCTGTCCGCCAGGGTTGATATGCACCAAATAAGATTCTCGAACAGGTCAACCACCGTCGGCATTATGGGCGCATCATTCGTCTTTGATAGTTCTTCATGGATGTCGCCCGTTATCATATCGCCGCCCAAGGCAAAAACAATTCCGGGGTAATCTGGGTCGGTGAATTCGCTAGTCAGCAGGCCAATAGCCGTGTTGACCAAATTTCGGCACCGCGTCTTAGCAATTTCCAAGTCAAACTTGTTGACCCCATGAATTTCATCGGGATTCACAACCTCGCCCCAATGCCAGTCTGATGCAAAGAGCGTCGGCACACCCAGCGCGCTGCGCTTGCTTGGCTTAACTATCCATTTTGGCGGCGCTGTGTCTTTTTCTGACACAAGACCGACCCATGATCGGACATTTGCGCGCGTGATCTCTTCGCTTTTGATCTGCGTAAGCAATAATCGCGCGTCACGCAACTCTTGTTTCACAACGTCCAATTCGTCAGGCTCGATAGGGATTGACTCTGCAGACGGCACAAAGCCCGCGTCACGCGCAGACTTTAAGCGATGAGAAAAAGCGGCCTGTTTGCACGGCCACTTTGAATGGCGCGCCGCTTCAGCAACGCCAGAATGCCGCGCCAACAAGTCGACGGCCTCTTGCAGTTGTTCGTCTGTCAGTGATCTTGTCATGCGGCCACCCGTAAAAAAATATATGACACGATGGACAACGCCGATGCTATCCCGGCCAGCCCTACCAGCCGCCGTACATTGCGCCGCCAGTCATTCCCCTGCGTCAGGTTCCAATATGAGACCACCGCCATTGTCGACGCGGCCACCAGCCATAGGCGGCTAACCACGGCAAACAGGACAAAATTAACATTCTCCGGCCCTGCCCCGACTTTATGCCACCCCACCTGCCAGAACAAGATCGAGACGATCATGCAAAGCGCGACACATTGAACCGCGCGGGCGTCCATTCTCATTGACCCTGTTGTGCTGTGAATCCATGCCATTCGTTGCTTGACCCAGACAGCCATGACGACGATCATTAGATAGCCAAAAAAATCCCTGCAAATATCCAAAAGGTCAAACATCTTCCCTTTGTGCCTTTAACTGTTGTGATAATTTCTCAATTTCACCCCTTAACACGCGCGACGATTCCTTATGCTCTCTTAT